CGGGAGCGTGCCAGCAAGCTGGCGGTTTTATAGAAAGATAAGAAAAAGGTATTGATTTAATTGTTCTGGTGCGCTATACTAAGGGTAGCATCGATTATAAAAATTGTGGGAGAGACGTAAACCGCTTACCGCTTATCGATGCAACCCACAATTCGGTAGGCGGTTTTCGTTTCTAGAAAGAGCAAAAATTAATGGAGAACAACAACAGCAAATATATCAGGTTTTACCGAACGACATATGCACCACTCGTAAATGCATACCTAGCAGACGGCAGAACTTGTAACCATACAATCGCAAATCTTTACACCCTAATAGAGCAATTAGCTGAAAAGAAAGGTTATTGCTGGGCCACTAATGAATCATTGGCAGAGGAGCAGGGTTGTAGTATCCGTACACTAAAGCGCCATCTGAGCCTTTTAAATAAAGCCGGATGGGTGCATGTAGAACTGCACGCCAGTAAGGGTATTAGAAAGCGTAAGGGTATCTATCCGTTACTGACAGTAGACAAAGACGCTCGCAAAGTATACAAGCAAGATGGCACAGAGATTGTACCAGTAGAGTGGAACAAAGCATATAGAGAGGACGCCACCGTCAAAGACGACTACACCTACGAGGATGAGCCTGCTATTATCGACACTCCAGAGGAGCAACTACTGGACAATAAACTAGATGATAGACCGCTGCCGGAATCTTATAAAAGCACCGCCAAAAGCTATAGTAGAGATGAACATGACAAGTTATTCATCAACAGCCCATACGAGCTACAGCGTGCACAGATTGATTGTTTGCGTAAGAAGGGCGACTCTGCGGCAGCTGCCCGTTTTGAGGAGATGATGAACGAAAGCAGTGTAGAACCACAAGAGCAGCAAGACGTTGAACCGCTGCCAGCAGCCACCACTGTTGACGAGCTTATGCCAAAAGCCACAAACAGGACAGAGATGCGTGAACTTACCACGGCAGAGCAATGTGCCCTACAGACAAAAAACATTAAGGCCGATAATTACGATCGCCGTGGCAATATAGTTGATGATGATTTATATCATAAGCTCAAGCTAGAGGTTATTGCCGAATCAGACGCCGAAACTGCAGAGGAGAGCAAAACACAGAATACTCCGACAAAGCAAATCGAGGCCAACTCGCATCTTAATAGCACCTCAACAGAGGTAGCAACAGTATCAAATAACGCGCCAGCCCAACAGCAAACTACTACAGCTAACCCATACGGCGAGTTAGCCACCCCTATGACGAGCACACGTAAGAACTACGACCCAGCTGAGAAGGCTTTCTACGATGCAGCTAAATCGCTCGGTATCGCCATTACAAACCACAACCAAGCACGTAAGTGGGTGAAGGAAGTGGTGCGAACCCGTGGTGTAGAGTCTGCAGTAAACTACTTCGACTTTATGCGACTCATGTTCCCTAAATGGCAGTACGAGTATAAACCAACAGTAAAGACCGTCTATGACCTTATTACTAAGGCGGCGCAAATCCAACAGCTAGTACAACGCCAACAAGAAGAGAAGGCTCGCAAAATCGACTACGATAACATTGACTTTTACGGTGACTAGATATACAATAGAATCATAAGCAAGAGAGGAGAAAATGCTTTATGACAAAATATCAAATCACCACCTATGACGGAACGGTACACACCATCGAAGGGAACACACAGCAAGAGGTGAAGCGTATGGTAGAGTTTTTCGGGCTCATGCCAGTAAAGATGGCAGACGGCACAACAGAAATGTTTGCCAAGGGCGCTGTACAGCACATGAAAATGGTCAAGGATGATACTACACTCCCTCCAGAGCAACGCCTCGCTATGGGCGATCAGAAAGATAACCGCAGCACAGGCCCTGAAGCTGAAGCAGCCAAGGCATGGCGAGAACATTGCGGCCACGACTTTAAGCTTATGGCGAACAAGGAAGCTCGTGATAAATTCATTAAAGCATATACAGAGGGTAAATAGAGCATGGACAACCTACCTCCAGTAACCGGCATCTCTAGCAGCGAGGCAGCGCTAGAAGATCCAGAAGATAAAGATATATACGCAGAAACAAAAGTACGTCAGAAACCATATACACCAGATGAAGACCTTGAGTCGTTAGGAGCCCTAGAATATGAAGAATAACCCTCTAACTCGCGCTGAGAGCAGTCTTGGCGCGAGAGTTGTATCTTTAGCCATTCAAGCTAATCCAAGTTTACTTCGCACAATATTTTCTCAAAATAAAGACCTAACATTATACCTCTGGCAAGACGGTAAATGGATACCAGTTGGGCCTCATCTAAATGTTGTAAAAAAGACTCGAAAAAGTCGTAGAAAAGTATTGCAATCTTAAGCTACACGGAGTATAGTAGAAACATAACCAAAGAAAGGAACACAACAATGGACAACGTAACCTACAAACTAGAGCAACTCGAAAACGAGGGTATGATTGAGCAGATGCACCACGACTGGTACGCCTTCCTCATCAAGAACAGCTGGGCACGCAATATGAAGGCTCTCTGGCAGCGCTGGTTGATGAGCACAGTCAAGTAACTAACAACAAAACAATGTGGTGGGCAGAAAGAGGAGAATAACAATGTTTACTACAGCAATCGAAGGGCTACACGAAACATATGAGTATCGACAAGCTAGCGTATTACGAAAACTATGGATGGACTTTATCACTACAGTATTCCTATCTGTACTATTCCTTAGCTTGCTATATTCGGTATATCTAGCTCTATCAGGGTTAGTATACCTAACAACGGGGATTTAGCATATTAGCAGATATTACAGATCAATACTTAGAAAGTGATACGAAAGTAATCGAGGACATTATGGTTTACAACGCACGAGAAAGAATTATCCAATTAATTTTAGATGAGAAGGAGAATACAAAGAGTGTATAGAATCGTAGCAGTGAAAAGAGACGGCAAGACACAAACCTGGGAGCCGGTGACAAGTGTGTTTACAGACAACCCGATGCCGACAGCAGATATACACACAAAAAGAGAAGCCATCAAAGAGTTTAATATGTCTTTGCTCGAATCTAATGCTGATGATTATCTGCGTGTGCACGTATCAGAAAAGGATAAAGACGGCGTATGGCGTGATACCAGTGGCTGTGACACAGTTCGTTTCTTTAAACAGGATGAGCGATCAATAGCATCAATAGACAAAACTGTGTTCAGTCGCTCACTTGAGCTACTATCAATTTCAATGCAAATTTACCAGATGATGGAACTTACCTACATCAGTTCAGATACAAAAGAATGGCTCAGAGAGTTATCGACTAAGACCACGAACATTTCAAACGAGCTATGCCGTCTAAAAGAACAAATCAAAGAGGAGCACTATAATGACATACAAGACACAGAAAATTAAACAAGACCTAAGGGAATCAGAGGAGACATTACAGTTTGTCATGGCTGGCATCCAATGCCACCTACCTAAGAATCCAGCGACTCAAGTTATCCTCGAACGTATCGAGAAGGATATTCGCCTATACGGAGACATTTGCAACGTCGAGGGACGTGTTACAGAGTTTCTAGAGGAGGTAGGCGAGCGCAACCTTACTATGCTCCAGCGTGACTTTGACAACGTAAAATCAGGCAAAATGAGCTGTAAAGAAATTGCAAACAAAATCCGAAAAGAGTATAATGATTGATAGATGGAGGCAGCACTTCCATAGCACATCTTGTAGCAGTGGTGTAGAATCTTTCTAACTACAACCATAATATCTGTGCCTGGTTCCTCCTTGTTACGTGGTTAGGCACAGACACACAATACCTTTCTTCCCATGGAACAGCTATCATCTTTAGTTACCCGGCAAGACCACGAGACAACCCTCAACAATAGCACAAAATGTGCTGTCTCGGTAACTGTGTTCCATGTAACACCCCACCATCTCCTCGGTGGGGTTTAACTTTATCTAGATTTGTTGTAAATTCTACCAGGCAAAATACCTAAAATCTATTGCATCCCTCTCCCCCCACAGTGTACAATACAAACATAAACATAAGGCAAAGAGGAGAAGCCACAATGTCAATCTACACACACTACACAATTGAAGCCACCACACGGCTAGGTGAAGTATACGTATGGGACCCACTCACTAGTGAGTACGAGCACCAGAACAACCAAGAATCGTCTGATATTAGCACAGAAGATGAAGCTCTTGATGAGTTTGACTACGCAGTCGCAGCAGCAGACCCAGAAGAGTTTACGAAGGTAAGGCTGCTCCGTGTCACAGAGCTAAGCAATGGCTCATCAGACGTATCAGCAGTAGCATTTAAGAATCTCTAGGAGTAGCAATGCAGAACTGGAAAATCAAGAAGCGTCTCTACGAAGAGTCCTGGGAACTAAAGGACATGAGATACCGTCTCCAACTTCTCCGAGAGTTTGTAGACGACCAATACTACATCGACAACGCTACAGAATACCTAGACGAAGCTCTCAGCAACATCGAGCTAGCAATGGACAGCCAGCAACTCAAGAACGCATACGAACCACTAACCAAAAGAGAAAAGGAGAACTAGGAATGTGTCTATACACAATCGAGTACAAAAGGCTCAGCCGAAGCCAGAAAGAGGAATACAAGACAGTAGCAGAGAACGCACGTGCCGCACTCCGTAACCTCGAGCGCAATCGTTGCAAGCCATACAGCTACCGTATCATTAACGTAGAGCGTGTAGGGGATGATGATGAGTAAGGTAAAGAGATGGATGCGAGACATGAATAAGGTTGACTACGTGACTCATTGCAACGGCGTCCCCATATCGAGCACTAAACTTGAAACACTCATAAAAGTAGTGCTGCTATTCCTTGGGCTAGTAGTCCACCCTATCCTCTTATTCACAGTGTTTAAATAAAGCATAGATAACAATTAAGCCAATCGACAAAGGACTAAAATGAAACCATACATGATCACTTACCGCAGGAAGGGAGCTAAAGGCACCCTATCTCGCATAGTAAAAGCTAACAACCCAGACGAGGCAATCCACACCCTAAGGCTAAAGTTCGACCCAGACGGAACAGAGGAACTAACAGTAAAAGACGTGCGCTTTCTAGATAAAGCATACGCTGAACCGTTCACCACCCGACACACAGACGCTACCTCAAGCTTCGCCCTACATGATCAAGCCTACCAGCGTTACCGGCTCATAAACAGACACCCAGGGAAAGGAGGAATAATCTAATGCACCACTACCACCTACTCTACAAGCACAACCCTAGTGATAAATGGAGTATCTATACTACTACAGCACTAGATAACGGTACAGCTATCACTAATCTACTAAAAGACAAGGAAGCAGTATACGACTATAGAATCATTAAGCAAGAAGAGATAGAGAGTAACGATACCAATATAGCCCACAACCTATTTAAACTATTTGTTTGGGTCTTTACTATGGCTATGGTGCTGTGGGTAGCACAGCATAAATAAACACACAAACACGACAAAACACACGCCAGGAGAGGTTTGCGAGGCCTCTCCTCTTGTTATTCATAAGGGAAATGCTATAATGAGTGCATGACTAAATCATCTTCTAGCAAGTCTGCAGATAAGCTAGGCAGACCAAAAAGAAAATACAACGCGCCACCAGGTATGAATAACAACCCTACCGGCAAGGGAGGTTTTGGGGATAACCCACAGAACGGGGCAGGTGGCCGCTGGTCAAAAGACACCAGCATCTCATACTGGTATAACAAGCTAGGCCGTATGACACTCAAAGAGCTAGAGGAATTTGAGAAAAAGGGTGACGAGCTTACACCATTCCAAAAGACAGCTCTTGTACGTGTTAAACGTGCCTACAAAGGAGACTCTGAAGGCCTAGCCGAAGCTAAAGAGGTAGCAGACCGCACAGAAGGCAAAGCAAAGCAAGAGATTGGGATCGACGCTAGCGATGATATGAAGACTATCATGCGTGGATTTATCATACCAACATTACCTACAGATTGGATCGATGAGCAAGTCGCACTGGCCCGTTCTAAACAAAGCAACGTATGATGAACTGCGAGAAAAGGGCTATTGGCTACCATTACCAGGCCCTCAGCAGCTCGCTATAGCGTTATCACGAGATAAGAGATTCCGTGAGATATTATTCGGTGGCTCTCGTGGTGGAGGTAAGACAGATGTATCTATTGCTACCATAGGCGATCGCTTTGGTGATACCAGAGCACGACAGCTCGTAATTCGTAAAGACGCAGGAGACCTAGCAGACTTTGAGGAGCGTGCTGTAGCAGCTCTCCAGCCATTTGGCGCTAAACTACGCCGTAATCCTATGGTGCTCTCAGCTAAAGGCTGTGGCCGTGTCATTGGTGGACACCTCCACGACGCTGAAGCTTACACGAAGTACCAGGGGCATGAGTATTGCCGTATCAACATTGAGGAGCTAACTCAGATCCCAGACGAGGGACGCTATGAGAAGCTCATTAGCTCAGCTCGTAGCAAGTACAAAGATCTATACCCTCAAGTGTTCGCCACCACCAACCCAGGCGGCGCTGGTATGGGATGGGTGAAGAAGCGTTTCGTAGCACCAGACCCAGACAGGGCAGAAGTGCTCAAGATGGAATATCCTTGGGTAGATATATACGGTAATAAGCAAGTCACACACTGGCAGATTGTCATAGACAAGCGTACAGGCATCTGGCGTGCCTACATACCAGCCACGATTGACTCTAACCCGTTCTTGCTCGAGAACGACCCAGACTACGTGAAGTACCTCGATTCCCTCCAGGATTCAGACCCAGAGTTATATCGCGCCTGGCGCTTTGGCGATTGGGATATTCAGTTTGGCGCTGTGTTTGAGGAGTTTCGACAGAGCAAGCATACCTACACCAAGTTTAGCGAGTGGGGTGTTACGAAAGAAGCTTTCGACAGCAACTACCGTGTCATGGGCATGGACTGGGGCTACAACGATGAGTGTGTGCTGCTCTGGGCTATGTTTGACAAGATCACAGAGAAGGAGAACAGGGCGTTTATTTACCGTGAGCTACATGGCAACCACAAGCCTAAGGAATACTGGTGTGAGAGGATTGTGGAGATGTATCTTAAAGATCCAGTGGACTTAATAGCCTTACCACATGACGCTTACAGCCATCTAGGAGGCTCTGAGACGATTGCTAAGGTGCTAAACGATACATTCACCCGTCTTGCACCAGATGAGAAGCGTCCACGCATTGTACGGGCCGATAAGCTCATGAAGGACAAGAAGCAAGCAGCGGTGCAGATGATCCACAGCGCCTTCGCTAACAAATCAGATGGCAAGCCTGGCCTCGTGTTCAGCAAGTACTGCTCATACCTCATCGACACACTACCTACCATCATCTACGCCAAGGAGTCTGGTGGTGAGGAGCTTGACCCTAACAACGTAGACCACGCCCTAGACTCTCTCATGTACACACTCATGACAGCTAACCGTGAGTATGGTGTATTGATCAACGCGGCAAAGCGTATTGAGAAGCTCACCAAGCGATCATTTACCATGCAGCCAGGTGGCAGAGTAGAGGCAAAAGACATTGGAATTGATATTGCAACAGCGGTAGAGACAGATAAGCTCGGATAAAGGCTAGTCTCTGGCGCTCTCTTTGCTGTATCATAGAGACAAACAGGAGACATAGCATGAACGACCAAGAAAAAGTATTTAAAGACCCTAGGGTAGACGACATAACAACCAGCACTGGTGTGATTGATGAGCGTGATGCCCTATCTATCGATGAAGTAGATGACGCTACACTTGTACGGCGTTTCAAATACTGGGTAAATGACTCAGAGGCCTACTGGAACAGCCGGAGCGGTTTCAACCTACGCAACGTACGAGCACAGAACGAACGATATTATCTAGGCAAGCAGGACAGCGACAGGCTTTACTACCACCAGGCAGACTATCGAGACAATCAGCTATTCGTCGGTATCCAAGCCGTTATCGCCTATGTCTCAGCACGCGACCCAGGCTGTGAGATTACTCCAGGTGATGACTCACCGGCCAGCAAGACGCTTGCCTCGCGCCTAGAAAGTGCTGTAGACCTGCACAGCCAAAAGGTACGCCTCTCACGCAAGATCAAGGTGGCAGCCAAGAACCTCGCCCTGAAGCGTGTTGGTGTGATCAAACTCATGTACAACCCGTTCAGTAAGGAGATTGAGGCGAAGGCGCTCAACCCAGAGAAGGTTATTCTTGATCGTAATGCAGAGCTAGATGAAGAGCCTCGCTTTATCTGTGAGGTGTGTGAGGACACTGTAGATATTCTCATGTCTAAATTCCCAGAGAAAGAGAAGGAGATTATGGCAGAGCTTGGCTTTGTGCGTAAGACTCAGAAGCTCCTCAGCACTGTTGTAGCCTACAATGAGATTTGGTTTACAGACACTACCACTGGTGAGCCACGAGAGTGTGTGGCTTGGTATTTCAACAACCTCATCTTAGATAAGAAGCTCAGCCCTATGTACGAGTACGACAATAAGGGTGTTGCTATCTGCAACTACACAGACAAACCTACAAAGCCGTACGCCTTCTGCAACTATCTGAATGATGGTAGCCACATGATCGACCAAACATCACCCATCGAGCAGGCTATTCCTCTGCAGAATATCCTCAACCGCCGTGGCCGCCAGATCATTGACAACGCAGACACAGCCAATAGCATCAAGGTATTTCGTGCCGGCGCTATCTCAGAGGACGACGCCAAGAAGCTCACAGGCAAGCCTAACCAGTCTGTAGTGCTCGATATTCGTGAGGATGAGCCTCTCAGCAACGCTTACGGTGAGATTCCAGCCCACCTGCTACCTAACTACGTCCTACAAGACAAAGAGGATATTAAGAACAGCATCCATAACATCCTTGGTACGCCGTCTCAGTTCCGTGGCGACGACTCAAAGCGTGACGTTGGCACACTCGGTGAAGCACAGATGATGCAGAGCCAGGCATCAGGCCGTCAAGACGAGATTGTGCGTGAGATTGACAACATGCTTGATCGCTACTTTAAGCTCCTTGTACAGATGATGAAGGTATACTACAGCAAGAACCACAAAATCTCTGGCCGTGACACTGATGGTAACTTTATCCATGTCGAGCTATCTCGTGAGACTATTCCAGACAACGCTGTGATTGCTGTGTCACCAGGTAGTACCGTTAACATGGACAAGAGCCGCCGTGAGAACATTGCAGTCAAGCTGGCAGAGCTTGGTGTTATTGATCCATACAACCTGTTCAAGGATCTTGGCCTCAAAGACTCTAGCGAGCGTTACGAGAGCCTGGTTAAGTTCAAGACTGATCCGAACATGCTCGTGGATGAGGTACGTAGTGAGGTACAGGACGAAGAAGCCTACATTGACTTTGCAGTTATCATGAACGGCTTCGACGCTAAGCCACGTGACGATGTGACACCGGAGCATATCCTAGCCCACAACAAGCAGCTCCAGACTGACAAGTTCCTCATGGCTAACCCGAAGCTACAGCAGAAACTCCTAGCTCACATCGACCAAGAGGTGCTTAGCCTCAGCCAGCGTGAGCAGCTCCAGGCAGCTAGCGACCAAGGGCTACTTGTAGACCCAAGTATGCCTACAAGCCCAGAAATTCCACAGCCTCAGCCAGGAATGCCAGTAGACCCATCTCAGATGCCACCAGAGGCGATGCAGGGCCAGCAACCACCAGTGGACGGCCAGCCTATTCCTGAACAGCCAGCACAGCCTATAGGCGATCTAGGCGGCGTACAGGATCAAGGCACAAGCGGTATCCTCTCCGGCCTCGGCCTATAGACATAACCACCTCCATTTCGGTATAATTCATACATATACTAAACATAATGGAGGTGTTTACATTGGCATCATCAAACACAGACCTATCAGAGATGGACTTTGACGCGTTGGTCGAGAAGGCGGAAGCCGCAGACCAAGACGACGAGACTACTGATCAGGTAGAGGAACAGCAAGATAAGCCTACCACAGAGGAGGACAACAGCGGTGAAGGCGAAGCTACCGCCCAAAAAGAAGGCGACGAGTCGGAAGAGACTCCAGAGGATGAACCAGACGAAAAAGAATCTGGAGAATCAAAGGAAGAGTCGAAAGCACAAGGCCTCTCTGACGAGGAGTTTCTAAAGGAGCTTGAGCGTCGTGGCCTAAAGGTGGCAGAAGACAAAAAGGAAGAACCTAAAAAAGACGACAAACCTCAGCCATGGGAGGAGCGCCCAGACGAGATTGACGAGAAGCTTTGGAACAAGTCTACGCCAGAGGAGAAGTTTATCTATAACAGCCTCGATTACATTACTGTGAAGGGCAAGGATGGCGAGGAACTTTCAGTCAAGCTACCTACTCAGCTGCCAGATGACTTTGAGTTTGCCAGTAAGAAGGCAGAGGCGCAGTTCTACAGTGCTATGAGTGCCCAGAGTGCCAAGGCGGAGAAGCTGATGAACAAGATCACCTCTGATCGTGAGCAAACCACCAAGGCGGAGCAAGAGAAGGCAGAGCTGGACGCTATTATTGCTGACGTGGATCGCCTCCAAGACGACGGTATTGTGCCTAAGATCAAGGCTAAGCCAGGTACAGAGGAGTTTAACACTGACCCTAGCGTGCAACTGGTGAACAAGATCCTTGACTTTCGTGATGAGTACAACCGCAAGCACAAGGGCGAGAACATTAGCTCGTACACAGCTGGCCTCATCTACAAGGCTAAGAACCCAAAAGAGTTTGAAACAGAGGACGATAAGCGCCGTGCTAGCCAGGATAAGTCACGCCAGAAGGCTGCTAGCCGTGTAGCAAATAAAACAACATCAGCCAATCGCCCAGAGTACAACCATAAGACTTTTGGCAAAAACGCAAGTCTAACTGACATTGCAGATTACTACGCAGATCAACTATAAGGTGAAAGGAGAAAATAGATGAATCTGGATCAAATCAATCAAGGGCTGACCGAGGATCAAATCCTTGGCAACGCTGTAACAACTCAGGCCGTGGACGGTGATACGTTCCGTGACATTGTGTATGCGATGTTCAAGCCGAACGATATGGTGGTTATTAAGAATAACGCTCCATACCCATCAGGGTTTGCATACATGCACATCGATGACGAGGAGCACATTCAACCTAACGAGTACACCAACACGACTATCCGTGGTGCACAACGTGCCTTCCTCATCCACGCAGGTGAGGAGAAGGTAGTGCAGGGCTGGCTTGCCTATATGGCTCTCGAGCACATGTGGAAGGAGTACGCTCAGTATAGCAGCTCTGATGGCGCTCGTATGCTTGCAGACGTGCAGGCTCGCACTAAATGGCTCAACGAGGCGTACCGTGGCCCAGCTCAGTACACGACTGGCGCTAAGGACACAGCTCCAAAAGAGGAAGAGAAGCCAGCACGACGTGGTCGTCAAGCAAAAGCGGAGAGCAAAGAGGAGGATCTTGGCTTTAGCGAGTAAATAGCAGGCCTATCTGTAGCCCGCCCGGGGTATAATCTCTAAAGAAGGAGAATAACTGGGCGGGTTTTCGCCTGAAAGAGACAAACTGTATGGATGACAAACCGCTAAACAAATGGCAAGTCAAGGAAATTGTCGATGACGCCATCACCAAGCACGAACTGCGCAAAGAAAAGGACTTTGTGCCTATTTACGCGCTTGACCTGTACAAAAAAGACATAGAATCACGACTGAAAGACCTTGAAACAGACTCAGCAGAGGCTAAAGACCGTAATAAATGGCTGTTTCGCCTTGTTGTGGGCGCAGTTATCACCTCATTTGTGCCAATTGTCATTGCATTGCTGTCCAACAGCAGGGGAGGGCTGCTACGATGAGAAAGAATCGTGTCATTCGATGGTTTGAAAAGGAGAAACTACTGAAAATCCTATCAATCATGATGGTTTTAAGTCTTTTATTCAGCGGCTACACCATTTACAGGGTATTTACACTCAAACCAGGCCAAGCTGTGACTATATCAGGCGGTACGAAGGTAGAAAAGCCTGTCACGAACATCACTAACGCCCAAATAGACAAGGATGGCAACCTTGTGCTCACATATTCAGACGGAGAGGCACGTAATGTAGGCTCTATCGTAGGCTCTAACGGTAAAGATGGGGCTGACGGCAAGACTCCAACCAACTCAGAGATAGCGTTAGCCATCAAGACATACTGCCTCACCAACAAATGCTCAGAAAACCCCACAAGCGCCCAGGTAATGAGCGCTGTTGCTGCTTATTGCTCAGGTGGTATATGTAACGGTACGAACGGCAAGAACGCCTCAGACGAGCAGATAGCGACCGCTGTGGCTAAATACTGTGCGGCAGGACGGTGTAAGGGTGACACAGGCGCTACGGGGGCTACCGGGGCTACAGGCGCGGCAGGAGCTAATGGCGCTAACGGTGCTGATGGTAAAGATGGGAAGGATGGCAAAGATGGCGCATCTCCTCAGCTATCGTGCGTCAACACCAAGGATAATTCTGGCAACCAAACATCATGGGTAGCATGGAAGTACGAGGGAGAAGCTAATACCGCGTACCGTCGGCTATACAAGATCGATGGTGATAGCAACTGTATTAATATCTAAAGGAGGTATAAATGGCGTACAACTACATTACGCAGTATGACTCGCCAAACTACACTGCTGGCCGACAAGGCAACAGCATCAGTAGCATTACTATTCACTGGTGGGATGATCCGAGCAAAGGGCCTACGTTTGAAGGCATTACAGCCTGGCTATGTAACCCAGCATCTCAGGTAAGCGCTCACTATGTTGTTACGGGTACAGACCGTCGTGTAGCCTGTATTGTAGACCCTGCCAACATTGCATGGCATGCAGGCAACTGGGTAGGTAACCAGACAAGCATTGGTATCGAGTGTGACCCACGATGCCGTGATGAGGACTATGATGTTATTGCTGAACTGGTGGCAGAACTACGCAAGACTTATGGTGATTTGCCGCTACGACCACACAACTCATGGACTACGACCAGCTGCCCAGGCAACTATGACCTAGGCCGTATCGACCGTATGGCTCGTGAGAAGGCTGGCCAGGTTGTACAGCGTGACCGCACTGATGAGATTAACTATCTCAATAACTTGTACCAGCAAATCCTTGACCGCAACGTAGACGAGAATGCTATCGGCCACTACCTATCTCAGATCGACAAAGGATGGAACTGGGATCAGATCCGTGAGGACTTGGCTAACAGCGCAGAGGGCAAGGCAGTGGCAGAACGACGTAACGCACGCAACAACGAGCTACGCGCAGCCTACGAGAGCGAGACTAATGAAATTCAGCGCCTCTACAAGGAGATTCTCGAGCGTGATGCAGACGAAGGTGGCATTGAGCATTACCGCAATCAGATCCGTAACGGCTGGAGCTGGGGTATGGTAGCAGACGACCTACGACGGAGTGACGAGTACAAGGAATTGCAACGCATCAAGAACGCACCAACGCCAGAGATTAAGCATGTAGAGCCAGAGCCACCAACAGAGCCAGAGGAGGTACAGGAGAGGGCCGCAGAAGCGCCTCAGGAAGCGCCAAAGGCTGAGGACGCTACAACTATCCTTGGAGATATTCGACGCATCTTGCAGGCGATTCTAGACGCTATCACAGGTTTGTTTAAAAAATAAAGGAGATAACTATGGAAGCATTAAATTTACTCATCCTACCAGCAATCGTAAAGCTGTTTGACATGTTCAACAAGAAGGAGTGGGGAGGCATTGGTAAGGTCGTGTTGGCTGTTGTGGCTGGTATTGGCTACTACTTTGTTACAGCTCATTATGTACTGTCTGACAGCGTGATCTATGAAGGTATCGCCTTCGGCCTCCAGGCTGCTGGTCTTGTGACTGTGGCTGCCAAAGCTGGCGCAACCAAATAGCTCACAATCTAGCTGTTGTATTATTGACCCTCAGGTATCCTGGGGGTTATAATATTAGCGTATGCAAGATAGTCTTATGATTGAGTGGAGAAACGGTGAGATAACCATCACCCCACCAGAGGATTTTCAGAAAGTAATACGACCGCGGTATATACCACGAGGGGCAAGCCGTGGGCTGTATATCAATCGCATGTCTGTGACCAAGAACGGGCAAACAACAGTGGTGACGTTTGAGAAGGATGGTGACGCGTATATCACTGCGCCGACTGGTAAAGTGTACTTTACAGAGTACAAGATCGTGAGTGCTCAGCCTGTTCTGCTGTCTAAAGAGTTTGTTGGGTTCTCTGGTGTAAATACTGTTGGAGAATTTGATGAATTACTGTTGTCTATTTGATCTAGCAGGAGTATAATGCTTTATGCAGCGTGATCCGGAGTCCGGACGCCGTGAGAGCGACTGTACAAGTATAATTAATTAATTTACTGTGGTTATGCATAGCGCCCGTGGTCAAAAGCCAGGGGCGTTGTGTTATTATAGAGGTGCACGACCAGCCTACCAAGCTATCTTGGTGAGGGCTGGTTTTTGTTATGTACGTGTATAATGAGAGGTAGAATTAAACGGAGATAATACTATGACAAAATGGATCAACAACGATGCTTGGAACGCCCTACTCAACAAAATAAAGACAGCGGATCAAATTTGGCTGATAGAGAGCGTGAGGGATGATCAATATACTTATAGTGTGGTGGAGACAAAAAAGCTTGGGGCGAAAGCAATATCTCTTGGGTCTATATCGTTCCCCGCCTCTGGTGAGAAAAGAGTGGATTTACCGACTGTGTCTGATATTCCTATCACAAGAAGCGGGACAGTAGCCAATGTTGCCTTTGTTCGCTCAGCTAGCAGTGAGTTGCTAATGGCTGTTGATGTTACCACTCAGGCGGTATCTCAAAATGGTAAAGCTGATGTGTCTGGTATCATCTTGAAGGCAGAGGTAGCGTAGGATGGAGAACAATAAAAGAGTACGGCGTATTGCGGACATAGCAGAGGAGCTTGGATTCCGCGTGTGGTTTAGTTTTGCAGTGTGCCACATTCACAGGATGTATGGCCCAGAGGTGGCGCACTTTGAGTTAGACGACCAACAGAGGTACTGGGTGTCTTCTGAATTTCTAAACGCTACTGCTGGTAAGTATTTCCGCGAGGTAGTCGACCATATCGGGTATTTGGCGGCTAACAAAGGGAGCCAGTCGAGAGGTATCTTATATTCGTTAAAGGATGGGCGCGTTAGCTGGTGGTCGATAAAAGAGCTTGAGGACGGCAGCGGTGCTAAGACTTTAGGTGCGGAGAGTATGGACGCGCTATACACTAAAAAAGGCGCTGATCGTGTCGCAAAACGATATGACGCGGGGCGCAACTGTTATATACAAGAGATAGACCAGGATGGATTGGCTGGCAAAAAAATAGAATGGGAAGGTGGAACAGATAGGGGGTATTAAATGAACGAGAATTTAGCATCAACAGTATTGACTAGCGGTATCAATACAACGCAGACCACCATAGCTGTAAAAAACGCTAACGACTTTCCTGTGTCTGGATATTACTACGCCACAATTACGCCGGCGAACACATTTCCTAGCACTGAAAATTCAGAGATTGTACTCATCAAAGCGCGTGCGAATAACATATTCACAGTAGAACGAGGTGCACGACGCACTACACAAAAGGCGTTTCAAGCTGGCGCTCTCATATATGTGTCTATCTATGGTGAAAGGACGCTCAAAGTCGGTGATATTATCATGACGATGAATAGTACCCCAGCCTATGGTAGGTTGTTTATGGACGGCAGCCGCTATCAAGAGGAAGACTACCAACTATTAGCCGACCATATACGATATAACCCAGCGCTAGGAGAAGTGAGCGGCGGGTTTATCACACTGAAAAATATGCGCCAAAAGTTCCCACTAGGTAAATCAGCCTCCGGTACAGGTAGCGTTCTCGGCGAGTCTGGTGGAGAGATAGACCACAAACATGGCATGTCAACATACACCGGCGCAGGTATTGGGTTCGGTACTGGAGACGTCCGTGCAGCTATTGGGGCTACCCACGATGACGCTAAGCGTATAGGCTACGCAGCGCTGGATGCTACTATGCCGGCTGGCGGTACACGACCAAACTACAAGTATTCTATCAACTCGAGGGACAGCCAAGAAAACGAGGGGAATAGGTGGAACCACTTTACACCAGTATTTGGGTATACAAACTCGAATAACCCACCATTTATCGTAGTAAACTTTGAAGTTGTAGCGAGGTAATAACATGGCAACAGCTCTTTATTTTCCGGCGAGAGATAGACTAAAGAACTGGACTGGAGAGCTGGTATATAATGGTACTCTATCGATAGTTGATGGCCAGGTGTTAAAGCTCCACAGGGCCAACGACGGCCCGGCGAGTGATAGGTTCGCAGGCTATATACCATTCGACTCTTCAGACGGTGAGATGTTCGCCGTGTTCAATACCCTGCCAGTAACTGGGACTGATGGGCAGATGGGGGTGTTCTCTATGAGATGGAAGGATCCTTCAGTTAGAGGTGGCGAAGCATCAGGCTATACGTTGTCAATAATCCCCGATCGATCAGCCCCTTCTGGATACTCGCTATGGCTCGAGAACGGTAAAAGGAAGCTATCTAGCTATCCCTTACAGTATTATAGACACCCGAACGACTATTGTGCGCGGTTTAGTGTTATCGGCAACATTATAAAGGCGAAGGTGTGGCCCTCGGCAGACGCCGAGCCTGGGTGGCAAATAGCAATTAGTGACACCTCTGTACCGAGCGGCCCAGACAGGAAGCGGAATGGTATATTCACTTATAACAGCGGCTCCGTCGATTACCGGTTTATCTCATTTGGCTTTGGCAATGCTCCTGCTCCGTCGGTCAATGACCTGACCCCTACACCGTTAGCGACAAACCCCTTAGACAACACCGGCTTCATAGTAGGCCCTCTGGGGGGGTTCCCCGCGGGCGGTGCGTATATACCGAAAAAAGTTACAGCAAACTACGATATTGTTGGATCTACAACAACAGCCAAAATAACAACCACAAAGCCATTTTTGTCTCATAAATATTCTCTCGTTGGGGATAAAGGTTACCCATGGGTAAAGATAGAAGGGGCGAAAGTTACCTACAAAGAGCCAGGCAAACTCTATATTTCGCCCTCAACAGAGGTAGTGAGAGTTAAAATAAGCCAGCCGTCACTGAATTACAAAGCGCCGCCCAATGTGAATGTTGTTGGGGGCACAACAACGGCCAAAATAACAACCAACCTACCATCGATTACTTTTAGCTCAAAACATGCCATTATCGCGGACGAGACCGTTGCGCGTATTGAATTACCGCAGCCAACCGTCACGTTTAAGGATGTTGAGCATTATACGTTTTACGTAGACCCTGTTACTGCTCGTGTATGCGCTACGATGCCGTCTATACGGTTTAGGCGCGCACAAATCACTCCAGATGTATGGATCACCCCACAGGGTGAGATAGAACACGAATGGCGCAAGCTACCAGTCTCTAGTGAGGCCACAGGAGCTTGGAGACAACACGAGTATGTTAGTAGCAATGACCAGATTTGGCGCGATAGACGGCGTGAGGACGCGTCACAATGGCGAAAACCAGTATCTACCAATAGAGATGAGCAAGAGTGGCGGCGTGTAGTGTATGATTAGAGTAAAGGAGAATAAGACATGCTGACATTTTCGCAAATAAAACAGGACGTAATCAGCCTCATTAACGTCGATGAGGACAATATACAAGAGGTACGCAAAGCTGTTTCGGACATTAACACCGGGATCAAGCTATTTCAAAACGCCGTGAGACGGTACTGGGTACGCCAGGAGCGTGAGACTAACCTGATCCAGGGTAAATCACTATATCGCTTCCCAAGGGACATGGTACGGGTCGTAGACGTGCGTATTAAAGATGGGGATAACTACTATCCTATCACTCCGG